ACGGTGAATGTTATTGGTTGGCTCAGTCTGCTCAAGGTCAAGCGTTTGTCTGCCGTTCTCAAGGCTTTGCTGCGGTGCAAATCAGCACGTTTGCTATTGACCAAGAGATGCAAGGCTACGCTACGCTGTCTGATGCTATTGGCTACACCTATCAGATCAATGGGCATTTCTTTTATGTGCTGACATTCCCGACTGCTAATAAGACTTGGGTCTATGACCTGTCTAATGGTCAGTGGAACGAATGGATGTATTTGGATTCAAATGGTCAATTGAACCGCCATTTGTCTAACTGCTTCTGTTTTGCTTACAACACCTTAGTCGTTGGCGATTGGCAAAGCGGCAATCTATACGCTATTGACCAAAACAACTACACAGACAACGGTCAACCAATTAGCAGAGTGCGGGGCTTTTACCACTCTGAAGACGATAATTCTGATCGTATTCGCTACAAGCAGTTTATTGCTGAGATGGAATCAGGCAACGGTGATAACAACCAGCCTGTGACGGTCTATTTGCAATGGTCTGATGATCGGGGCAAGTCTTATGGAAACCCTGTCGGGCAAAACTTAGGGATTGAGGGGCAATATTTAACCTCGATTTCTTGGTGGCGCTTAGGTATGGCTCGTGACCGTGTGTTTGAGATATTCTGGAGCACACCTGTTAAGACTGCTTTGTCTGGTGCTTTTATTGATGCAGCGCCTAATCACAAATGAGCAATCTTGCATCAAACTTACCGACAAGCCTAACGGCATTTAACACGCCTGCTGGACAGATTAGTACGCCTTGGTTCATGTTTTTGAATCAGGTGTATCAACGCACTGGCGGACAAGCTACTCCAGCGTTAAACCTGACGCAACTCCAGCAAGTTGTTATTACCAGCTTAAACATTAGCTCTAACAATGGTTTTGCTGGCGATGTATTGGTCGCTAATAATGCGGCTACATTGACCCTAAAAACCACTGTCTCGGGCATGGTTAAGGGCAATGGGACTGCTTTGCTGGCGGCTGTTGCTGGTGTTGACTATGCGCCGCCCACTTCAGGCACTTCAATTTTGTATGGCAATGGTGCAGGGGGATTCTCTAATGTCACTGTTGGCACTGGCCTCACATTTACTGGCGGTACTCTCGCATCTACTGACGTGCAAACCATTTCTATTGCTTCTAGCAATGGGTTTGCTGGTACTTCTTCTGGTGGATTGAATCCAGTTTTAACGCTGAATACGACTGTTACAGGCATCCTAAAAGGCAATGGAACGGCTATTAGCGCAGCGGTGTCTGGCACTGATTACGCTCCTGCCACCTCTGGCACGTCTATCCTTTACGGTAATGGCGCTGGCGGCTTTTCTAACGTCACGATTGGGTCTGGTGTTACCTTTTCGGCTGGCACATTGAGCGCAACAGGGTCGGGCGGCACAATCACTAGCATTTCTGTTGTCTCGGCTAATGGTTTTGCTGGCACTTCAAGCGGTGGCACTACGCCTGCTTTAACGCTATCCACTTCAATTACTGGCGTTTTATACGGTAATGGGACTGCGATTAGTGCTGCTACTGGCTCGCAGATTGTTTCTGCTATTGGGTCAACTGCGGTAACAAACGCAACAAACGCAACGAATCTGTTGGGCGGCGCTACTGGCTCGATTCCCTATCAATCAGCCACTAACACGACTACATTTTTAGCTGCTGGCTCTAATGGGCAAATCATTCGTCAGGTTGGCGGTGTGCCTACTTGGGGAACTGATTACACAGGAACAGTCACCTCGGTTAGCGGCACTGGCACTGTTAACGGCATTACTTTAACTGGCACTGTCACCAGTTCGGGCAGCTTGACCCTTGGCGGCACTTTGTCGGGCATTGGTAACAGCCAGCTTACAAACTCGACTATTTCAGGCGTTGCGCTTGGTGGCAATCTGTTTAACCTGACCGCTGGAACTGGTGTCAGCTTCAGCACAGGAACGACCTACAATGGCTCGGCTGCGATTACGATCAATGCTACTGGCTCGGGCGGGACGGTTACTAGCGTTTCTGGCACAGGTTCGGTGAATGGCATTACCCTGACAGGGACGGTGACTAGCTCTGGTTCTTTGACGCTTGGGGGAATACTAAGTGGAATCTCGAACTCCCAGCTTACAAACTCTAGTGTTACGTTCAATGGCGTTTCTGTTGCTTTGGGTGCTAGTGGAACGATTACCGCCAACACTACCAACGCCCTTACTATTGGTACTGGACTATCTGGAACGTCTTTTAACGGCTCCAGCGCAGTAACCATTGCCCTAGCCAACACGACCGTCAGTGCTGGTAGCTACACTTACGCTTCTCTTACAGTTGACGCTCAAGGTCGATTGACTGCGGCATCTAGCGGGACTGCTCCTGTTACCTCAATTGGCGTATCTGCTCCGATTACGTCTACTGGCGGCACGACACCGACTATTGGTATCACGCAGGCAACAACCAGCACCAACGGCTATCTAAGCAGCACAGATTGGAATACGTTTAACAATAAACAGCCAGCAGGCACTTATGTGACCTCGGTGTCTGGTACTGCTCCTGTTGTATCGTCAGGCAGCACAACACCTGCTATCAGTATGGCGGCTGCTACGACCAGTGTTAATGGCTATTTAACGTCAACTGATTGGAACACCTTTAACAATAAGCAATCTGTTTCGGCTCCTGTAACGGTATCGGCCTCGACTTATTCGGTAGCGGCTACTGACATTTGGGTGATTAACAACTATGCTGGCACGTTGACATTGACGCTTCCAACGGCTTCTAGCTATTCTGGTCGGGTATTAAACATCCAAAACTACCAAGCGTTTACTGTGGTTTCAGCATCATCTAATGTCGTGCCTATTGCTGGCGGGTCTGCTGCTACGGCTATTTTGAACGCTATTGCGGGTGATCGTTGCACTTTGGTTTCCAATGGGACTAATTGGGTCGTGACTGATTACACGCCTAACAATATCTTGCTGTTGAACTGAAATGGATAGAGATTTCATTACGAAAGTAATGCGTGATGATCGGGTTTGGAAGTGGGTTTGCGTTGACGGTATCAACAAAGTAGATTTTCAATATCAAGAGCAAGCCACTTACTTTGTGAATAATTATGGGTTTGTTATGTTTAGGCAGGCATACCCGACAACATGGGAAGTTCATGTTTGTATGCTCAAAGGGGCAAAAGATGTGGATGATTTTGTGATGAATTGCTTAGAGAAAATGCGTCAAAATGGATGCAAGAAATTTATTGCGCCCATTGGACAATGGAACCGTCCTGCTTTAAAATTGGCTAGTCGGTGTGGTTTTGTGAAAGAAGGCGAACTCTCGAACGTATGGTTCAGGGACGGTAAGCCGCAATCTATGATAATCATGGGGGGCTTATGAGCTTCATTGGTAATTTACTTGGCGATATAACTGGCACGAATCAGCAAGCCAAAGCCGCACAGCAAGCGTCTCAGCAGCAAATTGCTTATCAACAGCAAGCGTTGCAACAAATGCAGCAAAACCTAGCCCCTTATCAGGCTATTGGTACTTCTGTTTTGCCTCAATTGCTGACCTCTTTAGGCTATCAGGGTCAATTTGGCTCTAATGGTCAATTGACAGGCGTATCTGGTCAAGGCTTCCAATTTAACCCTTCTAATTTGGAAAACACGCCTGGATACCAGTTCACATTAGGTCAAGGCTTGAACACTGTTAACAACCAGCAGTCAGCTATGGGTTTGAATAACTCAGGCGCTCAAGGCAAGGCTTTGGCTAACTACGCTACTGGCTTGGCACAAAATACTTACAACCAGCAATATCAAAACGCTTTGAACACCTATCAAACCAACGCTAGCCAGCTTGGTGGATTGTTGAACTTGGGTCAAAACGCTGCTGCTGGTGTTGGTAACGCTGCTTACAACGCTTATGGCGCTATGGGTAACGCTGCTTCTGCTGGCACTGTGGCGGCTGGCAATCAAGCATCTAACACTTTCAATTCATTGCTTGGCGCTGCTGGAACTGGCGCAAAAATTTATTCTGCGGTCAACTCTACTGCCCCTGGCATTGCTAGCTTGGCTTCTTTGTTCGGGTAAGGAATCAACATGGCGACTATTGACGCATCAATCATTCCTACGAAGCAAACGCTTCCTAACTTTGCTGGTCTGTCCTCGGACATTGACCAGATGTTTGGCATCCAAAAAAATAAACTTGCTATTGAGCAGGCTAAATTGGCTTTGCAACAAGGCCAGCAAGGTTTAGCAGCCAATCAAGCTGTTTCTAATGCTTTCAAAACAAACACAGATGAAACAGGAAACATTAACATTCCTGCAATCATTCGTGCTTTGAGCCAAGACCCAAATGCAGCTATCAACTTGCCGCAAATGGCTGAACAGCTTTACAAAACGCAAGGCAGTCAATTAACCACTCAAAACGCCAAGTTAGATCAAATTCGCAAGATGACTGATAACTTGATGCCTTTTGTTGCTGATTGGGCCAAAAAAGGCGACAAAGTAAGCAAGCAAGACATTCAAAATGGCTTTACAAAAGCTATCGCTACTGGTGTCATAGACCCTAATTTAGCTTTGACTCACTTTGGCACATTGCCCAAAGATGAAAAAGATTTGCCTGCATGGGTTCAACAAGAAGTTACTCACTTGGCAAATGCTCAAACGGCATTGTCAATGATTACGCCTTCTTATCAATCCAATGTTGGCGGCAATCAACCAGGGTTTGTTAATCCTTATACGCAGACAATTACACCTGCTAAGTTTGCTAACGCTAATGAAGCGCCTGCTCCTGCTGCGGCTGCTGGTGCTGGTATGCCTGCGGCTGAAGCTGCTCCTGCAATGCCTCTTAAATATCCAGTTCGCAAGGCTGGTGACATTGCTCCTCAATTGCCTGAAGAAGCAGCAGATCGTGAAACAGGTCAAAAATACGTCAATGCTTTGGCATCTCGTAGGGCTGATTTGGCTACGGCTAACCGTAATTTGGATGAAGTGCTGTCCAAAGCCAAAACTTTGCAAGCCAACACTATGCAAGTTCCTGGCAAGAATCCTGTTAGCGATGTGCTTAACAAAGGCATCCGAGCCGTTCACAATTGGGCAAATGACCCTGATTATTTGGAAATGTCCAAAAACTTGGCTAACGTCCAAATGTCTAACATGGCTGCTCAAGGTGGCTCATTGGATACTGTTGCAGGCCAAAACTTACTTGCTCACGCTAATGGCACTGCGGTTTATCCTCCTGAAGTGCTGGCTGACATTGCCAAACGTGCCAAGGCTGATTTGACTAACATTGACTTGCAAGGTCAAGCTGCTCAGAAGTTTGCTCAAAAGTATGGTTACAACAATATCAATACTTTTAAACAAATGTGGGGCGACAACGCTGACAGCAAGTTGTTTGAAATGCGAGCTATTCATGGTGATGCCAACATGAGCGAAGCTGAGAAGAAGGCGGCTCGTGACAAGCTATTAGGGATTACCCCTAACATGAGCGCAGAGGATAAGAAGAAAATTCTTGCTCCTTACGTTAAAAAGAACTCTGTTATTGAGAAACTGGTTGAAACAGGTGGTTTGTAATGAGCGAATTTGCCGATTTCTTGCAAGATACGCCAGCTAGTAGCTCGCCTATTCCTGACCAACTGCTAGATAATTTGCGTAAGACTGAGAGCGGCAAGGACAATCTGGCAGTTAATAAGCAAACCAAGGCAATGGGCGCTTATCAGTTCTTGCCTGAAACAGTGCAAATGCTTCACAAACAAGGGATTAAATTTAATCCTTTTGATGAAAAAGAAGCTCGTAATGCCGCCCGCACCTATCTTGAACAGCTTTACAGCAAAAATGGCGGCGACCTTCAAAAGGCTGTGGCTCAATATGGCGGCTTTGTCAAAGCTGACCCTAAAAACTACACCGAAAAGGTTTTGAAGAATGTAGAAACAGCGCCAGCGGCTCCAGTTGGCAGTGATTTCTCTAAATTCTTGGCTGGTGAAGAAGAGCCCGCACCAGTTCGTATTGAACTCAGCGGTATGGCTAACCCTGCTCCTTCTGTTGGTCATCAGGTTATGCAACAGCGTCAAGAGATTCCTCAACGAATTGTTGGCGCTGCTGATACATTGCTTAACGGATTGACTCCTGCTGTTGGCACTGGAATTCAATTGTTAGAACGTGCTTTTGGCATTGAAGAGCCAAAGGAAGCCGAGCAAACTGGTTTGAAAATTACTCAGGCTTTGTCTAATCCTTTGGGTCGCTTGGCTGGAATTACTAATCAGTTTGCCTATCAGAAGCCTCTTGGCGGTGTTACTGAGCCTTACGTTCAAACAGCTATGCAAGGCGCTAACAAGTTGTTTAATTTGTTGGGCGTTACGCCTGAGCAGCTTGCCGAAAAAACTGGTCAACCTGTTGAGGATATTCGTAATCTTGGTCAATTATTGCCTTTCTTAACTCCTGAATTGGCTGTCGCTGCTAGAACTCGTACAAGTGCTGTTAGCAAAGCGATTGCAGAGCGTTTGCCTAAGATTGAGGACTATGGGCCTAATCCTAGCTTGCTGAAGCCTCAAGCGGCTAAAGATGGTTTGGTCGGTGTTGGCGCTGCGGCTGTTGAAGCCAATCCCTACAAAGGCGCTACTGGTGAAGAAATGTCTCGGGGGGCTTACCCAAGCTACAAACTGTCAAAGATTACCAAGGATGTACCCCAAGCAGAGCAATTGCAAAATGCTGAAATTGCTAATGAAATTTTGGGTAATTCGGGCCAAGTTCGCACTGGTGTGATTACTCAAAACGAAAATGCTTTGAGAAACGAGCATACGACTTCAAAACTGCAAACCCCTGAAGGCGAATTGATGAAGCAGCAGATTGCCAATGAGCAAAATGCTTTGTCTAACTACGCTCAGAAGCGCATTGAAAACACAGGCGCTAACCCTCGTTTGCTGTCTGATCTGGAACGTGGTGAGAGCGTTAATGCCGCCTTTGCTGGAGATGAAGGCTTAACTGGTTTCCTTAAATCTGAAAAACAAAAACTTTATGACGAGGCTCGTCAGAAGGTTGGGGATAACCCTATTCAATCAACGCACGTTGATGACCTGTTTAGCGACCCTCAATTTAAAGCTGGCGCTGGCCTAAAAGGTAACGAAGGCGTTTTGAATAGCGCACAACAACTTATCAAATTAGCCAAGGAAACAGGCTTTAAAGACGAGTTTGGCAATGTCCATGCAGCCAATACCATCAACGCTTGGGACGCTGTTAGAAAGGCTTTAAACGCTGATTGGACGCCAGATAACGCTTCTATGATTCGCAAGATCAATCAAGCGATTGACAAAGACATTTCTTCTGCTGGCGGTCAAGAGTTGTTTAAAAAGGCTGATGCTTTGCACCAAGCTGAAAAAACATTGTTTGGTTCTAAAGGCATCAAAACAATGTTTGGCGACATTGACCCCAATGGGGTTGCTGTGGCAACTTCCCCTGACAAGATCATGGGTAAGCTCAATTCTCTGCCTTTTGACCAATGGAGACACATCTATGACACAGCCGACAAAGTCGCTTCTGGAAAATTGTTTGGCCCTGTGGACGCAGCTACTGGTGCGCCTAAATGGGTTTTGGATGTTCCTGAAGAACTGCAAGCAGCAGCTCAACAAGCTAAAAACGAAATAAGCGGTGGCTTGGCTCGTGAAGTCTATCAAGCTGGTGCTGATAAAGCAGGCGTGTGGAATCAAAACTCAGTTAATAAGGTTTTGAACGCTAGAGCAGATAAAATCAAATACGCTTTCCCATTGGAAGAACAGCAAGCCTTTTACACATTGAATCGAGGCGGGCATTTGATGCCTGGAATTCATGGTTACGAAGGTGCTGGTTTGCAATCTGCTCGGGTGCAAGGTTTGACTTCTAAATTGCCTGCTGCTGGTGAAGCAATTGGTGCGGCTGCTGGCGCTGTTGTTAGTCCTTTTGTTGCTCCTGTAACGGCTGCATTGGGTCGCAAAACTGGTGAGAAAATGTTGAACGCAGCAACAGAGAAAAGTTTGTTGAAACAAGCTGAGAAAGCTCGTCAAGAAATGCGGCAAAATGCTAATAAGCCGAAATTGATGGACTTAGGTGAATAAATTTAGAAAGCATCTAACATGACATACGGTATCCTCCCAAACGGTAAACAGCAGTTCATTGATTCCAATGGCAAGCCTTTGGCTAGTGGCCAGGTCTATTACTACATTCCTTCAACCACTACCTTTAAAAACACTTATCAAAACTCTGCTGGTACTGTTTTAAATACCAATCCTGTTGTCTTAGATGCCAACGGTCAATGTATCGCTTATGGTACTGGCTCGTATCGTCAGCAAGTTTATGATGTTTACGGTAACTTGGTTTGGGACGTTCAAGTTGATTCTCCCCTGACCTCGGGCAATCAAACCTACGACATTGAAGAACAAACCTTCACGGCTACATCGGGTCAAACGGTCTTTACGCTGACTACAATGTCGTATGTGCCAGGGACTAATAACTTGGTCGTGTTTGTAGACGGTTTAAAGCAGATCGTAGGCGTTAATTACACCGAGACCTCAGCTACTGTCGTCACCTTTACTACTGGCCTCCATGTGGGCGCTGTGGTGGACTTTACGACTGCTGTTTTGCAAACCAATGCCAACATCGTTCCAGCAACTGATGTGACCTACAACGAAGGCGGCACAGGCGCAGTAAACACTACGGTTCAAGCCAAGTTGCAAGAATCGGTTAGCGTTAAAGATTTTGGCGCTGTTGGTAATGGCACAACCGATGACACGGCTGCTATTCAAGCAGCTTTAAACGCAAGCACTTCCGTATTTTTCCCTGCTGGCAAATACCTTATTTCTTCCGCATTAGGTTTACATTCAAACCAAGTAATTTATGGTGTTGGCCCCCAAACTGGTGGAAATAAAAATAACAGTTATATCGTAACAAACACAGCAGTTAGCCCTGCAATGATTACTTCCGCAAACAACCCCGACCCTGTTGTTGGAGTAATTATTAAAGATTTATCTTTGATAAATAATGCTGGAACTGCTTGCATAAACGTAACTGATGCTACAACTGGACTTGTCGGTATTTGTCAGAATGTATCTTTAGCTGGTAGCCCTTGTGTTGTTGGAACAGGGTCAGGCACTAACCCAGTAATGAATTTTGATAGATGCAATTTTCAATCTCTTAGCGCATCGGCTAGTTGCATAAGTTTGACAGGAAATAATACTTACAACGATTTCACAGTAACAAATTCTGTTTTTAATTGCGGTTCTGGTGCTTACGGATTGTTAATAAATTGCACAAGTGGTTCATCTACTGCTTTAACGCAAGGCATAAGCATATTAAATAATGTATTTGAAACTGCAAATGGTGGAGCCATTAAAATTGGCTCTCCTTATGTAGCAAACATTGTTGGCAACTATTTTGATGATGCTCCATCTGCGACACAACCAGTAATTTATTTGTTTACATCATCTGGAAGTAATTATCATCCAGCTTGCGTTAATATCATTGGCAATTACTCTAGTTTGACAACTGATGTTTCTTTTCTTGGCGGTAGCGATTCTGTTATATCTGGAAATAGATTTGCATCGGTAGATTTGAATGGCTCTAACGGAATTTATTGCGTAAACAATCAAGGTGCGGTTAATTATAAAAATAGTAATGCCACTAATTTTATTATTGGAAGCAATAGTGTTCCATATCATCAATTTCCTTGGGGAATTTATGTAAATTCTGATCTGAGTCAAGGCCCAGGCGTTTTGTATGTTCAGACAAATTCATCAACAACAAATCCATATGTTTATTTCCAAAATTATTCTGGGAATCAAGTTGGTTCTATAAGCACAAATAGTGCAAATGTTTCTTACAACACTTCTTCTGATCGCAGATTGAAGTCAAACATTTCAACAATTACGTCTGAACAAAGTGGGCCAATCATTGATGCGTTGCAACCAAGAGCATTTACTTGGAACGCTGATGGTTCTTCTGATGTTGGTTTCATTGCTGATGAAATACAAAAAGTTATTCCTAAATCGGTAACAGGTGAGCCTAATGCAACTATTCAAATTGGAAATGTTGTTGATTCAACTGGTAAAATCTTAAAAACAGGAATCACGCAACCCTCCAATTTGTCCAATGGTGAAGCATGGGTTGCTACTGGGACTAAACCTGTTTATCAAATGTTAGATGCTTCTCAGCCAGAAATGATTGCTTATTTGGTTGCTGAAATGCAATCTTTACGGGCAAGACTTAAAGCTGCAAACATTGCTTAAATACAATGTCTAATTCAACCATATCAGCTTTAACATCAGCTACTACACCTCTAGCTGGTTCTGAAGTTTTGCCAGTAAATCAAAGTGGTACGACTAAGCAAGTTTCTGTCGCCAACTTGACTGCTGGTCGAGCTGTTAGTGTTTTGTCTCTTACATCTACAAATGACGCATCTATCAATGGTATTACGGTTGGATTAGGTGCTGGTTCTGTGTCCACTAATGCAGCTTTGGGTGGTAGTGCCTTATCTGCAAACACAACTGGTTTTAATAACACCGCCATTGGATACAATGCTTTGCCAGCAAATACTTCTAGCCAAGCAAACACGGCTATTGGGTCGCAAGCACTTTATACAAATGCATCTGCTGACGCAAATACTGCTGTTGGTTATCAAGCAGCTTATACGGTTAATACTAATGGCACTTATGTTCATGCTTTTGGATACCAAGCACTAAAGGCAAATACTTCTGGCGGTTCAAATTCTGCATTTGGTTTTCAATCTTTGTTGAAAACGACAACAGGTGGAAATAATGCTGGATTTGGAACGCAAGCATTAACAAATAATACTACTGGTTCTTACAATTGCGCTTTTGGAAGTTCTGCTGTTGCAAGTAACACAACTGCAAGTCACAATACTGGATTTGGATATAATGCAATTGGTGCTAATCAAACTGGAAACGATAATACTGCAGTTGGATACCAAGCAGGATTCTCTACTACTGGCTATGGAAATACTTTTATAGGTAGTACCTCTGGCACTTCTGTTACTTCAGGCGCACAAAACACCATCATTGGAACGTACTCAGGTTCTGGCGCACCAATAAATTCAACTGGCAACAACTACATTGTTTTTTCTGATGGTGGCGGTAATGTTCGTGGTTACTACGACAACACGGGTAATTTAGTAGCGCCAACAGCAGGTAAAGGCATCAACTTCACAGCCAACACTCCCGCATCGGGGATGACAAGCCAGAATTTGACTTGGTATGAAGAAGGTACTTGGACTCCCACTGGTAACGGAGTCACTCTTGCAAGCGCTTCGGGAACTTATGTAAGAATTGGCAAATCTGTAACGGTGTTCCTTGATATAACTATGCCTGTTACAGCAAACACAAGTCAATGTTCTTTTGGTGGACTGCCTTTTACAGTTGGGAAAAGCGGCGGTTTAGCAATTGGATATACAACCAACACAAATGCTGTTACTTTTAATGCTGGCACTAGCGGCACAACTCTTAATGGTTATTTGCTTGGTGGTACTGCTTTGTCAAATGCGACATATAGCGGCGCAAGAATTATTGGTTCATGCACATATTCTGTGTAATAAGGAATTTATATGAGTCTTACAAAAGCATCTTATTCAATGATTACTGGCGCACCAGCTAATGTGTTGGATTATGGCGCTGACGCAACTGGTTCAACTGATAGCACAACTGCAATTCAAAATGCTTTGAACAGCGGAGCTACAACGGTTGTATTGCCTAACGGCACATATAAGATCACAACATATTTGCTTGTGCCCGCTGGCGTTAAATTTGTTGGTCAATCTCGTAGTGCTGTTTTACAAGCTGCAAACAATATCCCTTTGTATTCAACATGGGGGAGCGCCCATCAATACCAAATGGTGCTGTTAAACGGCAATGATGCCGAGGCCAGCACATTTACGATCAATGGAAACACTTTTGTTTGTGGTGGTGTTGGCATTTACAACACACAAAGAAATCGTGTGCAAGATTGTTATATTTACAACAATACAGGCGCTGCTCAAGGCATCTTAGCTACTTCTAGCATTGATTTAATTCTGAGTGGAAATTTTATCAAGTGGATAACTGCTTCTTCTGGTGTTGAATTGTGGCAAGTATCAAAAGGTCTTTGCAATAGCAATGAAGTGCGAGTTGTTGGCGCTGGTGGCATATTTCTAGCTGATTGTGATAATTTTGACGTAACTGGAAATGTTGTAAAAGATTGTGCTGATGTTGGCCTTGACATGGAGGGCGGTGTGAATTGTTCTATTCATGCAAATACTGTCAGCAATTGCAACAATGGTGAACTTTCCTATTTTGCTAACGGTACAGGGTCAGCACGCATACCAGTCAATGTGACATTTCAAGCAAATACCGTTTCAAGAGGAACAACATATCTTGCAGGCGTTTCTGAAACATCAACAGCAACGTCTACAACTTATGCTGGTGTAAGCATTTACAGCGTCACAAATTATCAAGAAAACATTGTCTTTCAAGGAAATACCATCTTTGCTGACACAAGACTAGCGTTAATGACAAACGATTTAGGAACAAATCCTTGTGGCGTAGCTATCAAAGATAATGTTTTTACTTCTAATTCAACTATCTTTAATATCCAAAGAGCGTATAGCATTATTGTTCAGGGAAACACTTTTAAAGGTACAAGTGGCTCTGAAACACATCAAAATATATTTAAGAATTGCAATAATGGTTATTTTAGCGATAACGATTTTGTTTACGCTTCCACTAAAACTACAAACTATGCGCTTTATTATTACACCGATGTTTCAATTTCTGTTGGCCCAACAATTGTAGAAAACAGATTTTATAATTGTGCTCAATATGCTTTTTTGCATGACCCTTATATAAGCAATGTAAGTGCAATTTTGGTTGGGAATCAATTTACTTCGGGGTATGGTAATTCGGTTGGTTTTGAATCAAATGCGGGCATTGAATCTACATCAAATGGCTATCCATTGTTTAGAGGGCAAAAACTTTATTACCAAATTACTTCAAGTTTAAATTTAACAACTGTTACGGCGCTTGGTAGCGGAAACAATGTGTTAGATGCAAAACTTTTAGTTGTTGGCGGTAATGTTCTTGGCTCATCTTATGATTTTGTTTACTCAAACAACGGCAATACATTGGTAAGTCGAGATGGCAGCGGTTCAGGAAGTGGTATCCCAACTTCAACAACTCGATATGCAGCATTCTCTGGTTCAACAATCACAATAACTGCACCATCTACCGCTTACGGAAACATTGAAGCGAACGTAACAAGTTGGCTGTAAACAAACAACGTAAAAAATAAATATCATGGCTATCACTTACAAATGGTCAATTTCTAAGATGACGGTTGCCCCATTGGTGAATGGGCAAACCGATGTGGTGATCTATGCTGATTGGATGTGTGTCGGTACGGATGACGTTAACAATCTGACCGCTGCGGCTGCTGGAACGGCTAAGTTGGGTGAGCCAGCTAATCCATTTACGGCTTACAACGACTTGCAAGAGTCTCAAGTTTTGGCTTGGTGCTTTGAGCCTGTAACTTATAGCGTTACAGACCTAATTACCAACACAACCACTACAATTACAACTAATTTGCAACCAGATACAGAAGCCCAAGTAGCGGGTCAATTAGCTCGTCAACTGGCTGCTATTTCTGCCAATCCTCCTTTACCGTGGGTCAAAAATGGAAACGCCAATCAGCCATGAGCAAATCTATCAACGCTTGCTAGAA